GAATAAGAAAATCTATTCTCATCAATTATGGCTGCCGCTATCATAGTATCAACTATATCGCCATTAACTTTGATACCCTCAGCTTCTAACCAACCTACATCGTATTGAGCATTGTGAAAAATTTTAGTGCATGGTAAAGCACAAACTTTCTTCATATAATTTTTAACTTGTTCGGGTATCATGTTACCCCCACCGAAATGGCCAAAAGGAAAGTAACCTTGCCAACCTTCTACAGCTACAGCAAAACCAATAATATTACCCTTACCTAAAGCCCAGCCTGCACCTAGACCATCAGATAATCCATCATCTTTTGTCTCTAAATCGATTGCTATTTCTTTAGCTCCAGTTAAATCTTTATACTCAGATGGGCACGACCAAATGTGTTTTTTAAAATTCATTGTTAGTTGTAAACTCATTATTTTCGCATTTTTCTTTTTTCAATAATCTTCTTATCTTTACGTAATCTTGATATTTCTAAATCACAATAATGTTTTACTTTTTGCAAGTCTTCTTCTCCACCCTTTTCTAAATACCTTACAAGATATTTAATACATACCCCCTGAAAAAAATTTAATTTGTTTAGTGATATGAAATCATATGGTGATATGGCATAACCCTTATAGTGTCGGCCGCCTATTTGCCTATCTTTAGGATCATCTATTTTGTCAAACATTCCTACGTCAGTCATTCATTTTCTCCTTAATATAGATTAAATAATCTGCTCCTAATGGATAGTTATATTTATAGTCTGTTCGAAGTAAATGTAAAGTTCTTTTTGCTCTAGTGACTCCGGTATACCAAACTTTCCTTTCATCTGTTTTATCATCTCTTTTTTTATGTCCAAAGTCTGATGCATAATTACCTTTACTGTACATGACTACATGATCAGCTTCATCACCTTTTACAGAGTGTATTGTATCTATAATAATTTTTGGATCCTGATCTAATTCTTCTTGTCCATAGTTTCTAAGTAGTCTAATAAAGTGTCTAGTTTGTTTTGGTTTAAAGTTTCTTCTCAATATCCAAAACCATGGCTTCTTTTTAGATTTATCTGGTAGTGCAAGACCACACCAATCTTTTAGTTCTTCAAAACTGTAATCTCTAAAGTCTGGTTCTCCCATCCAAAACTTATCTCCTCTAAAACTTGTTTGCGATAACTCACGAACATATCTGTATAAATTTTGAGCATCATGTTTGTTTATCTTTTTACTATTACTTAGTCTTGTCCAAGACTTAATTGCTTGCCATTGTTTTTGATCAAAACATTTATTCTCGTGGTTATCTTTAAAATATAATCCTGCATCTTTTGCTATCATCCTTAATTCATTAACAGTGCTGTTAATTCTACCTAATATAAACCAAGTTCCCTTTTCTTTTTTTATAGGTATGTCGCTAAAATCAAAATAGCTTTTTACATAACCATCCTTATCTGAAGGCAGGTATTCTTTTTCTATACTACCTTGTATGCCCCTACGAATAATTTGTGAGAAGTGATGTATAGCCTCCCCAAATCTTCTTGTCTTTCTTAATCTAACTTTTCTACCAGGAAAATAATCTGTAAAATATAACGGGTCAGCACCATTCCATTTGTATATACCTTGATCATCATCACCAGCAAGATAAATACGTTTTACTCTTTTGGCCATCTTATAAATTACATCCCATTGAAGAGGAGTACAATCTTGAGCTTCATCTAAAATTAAAATATCTAATGGTGGAAAGTTTACTTCATGTATTGCTCTTTCAATCATGTCATCAAAATCTATGAAAGATCTCTGACCACCAGAAGTTTTATAATGCTCATATGTTCTTATCTTTCTTACAAAAACATCTAGATTATCTCTTTTATACGCTTCTTGTTTGTAAATAGTAGTTGGACTTTGTCTTAAATTTCTAGCTTTGCTATATATTTGTAAGGACCAATCTTTATAAGTAAAGTCATCTTCAGATAATCTTGAGTCTGTTCTTTTTACAATATGATTTTGTAATGCATAATCAATCATACAATCTTTAGGGTCAAAAACTTCTTCTTCAAAAAATTTTCTGCAGTATCTGTGTAAGGTGCTAAATTTACTGAAGTCATCTTCTTGATATTGAGGAAAAGCCTCTAGAGCTCTTTCTTTTGCAGTATTAACAGCTTTATTTGTAAAAGATAAAAAAGCTATTTGTTGTGGTCTAGCTCCTTTTTTTAAATGGCCTTTTAATACTCTTTCTATAAGTGTGAAAGTTTTTCCTGTACCTGGTGGCCCAAATATTTTTATAGTCTTTTTCTTAAATTCTTTTAGAAGTTTAAGTTCTGAATTTTCCTGTGTGGTATTCGTCATCTAATTCTGATATTTGATTTTTCTTTTGTGGTGCCTTTTTCTTTACCTCTTTATAAACAACGAACTCTGGCATTTTAACAGACCAAACATTTTTCTCTCCTTCATGATAATCTAAATGCTGACAATCCAATAACTTCATTGCTTCTTTTGTAGTGTTAAAATATTTCTTTCCTGATATGAATCTTTTTAAAGTATTTTGTTTAAAATAACAAATCTGTGTTTTAGAGTCCACTACAACGAAACCATCTTTTATTTTTTTGTAGTCGTCTACCTCTAAATGATCTTCAAAGAATTTTTTTAGAATGTCGTATTGTTCTTCATTAAGCACATCCAACCATTTTGATTCTGTATCTTCAGTTGCATTAGACACTATGTGATGCATTAATAATTCAAAAGGTGGTGGTGCTTTTTTTGGTCTCTCTAATGTTTTCCAATAAATTCTAAAACCTAATAATTTTTTTCTCCATGCTTTTTCATCAACCATGTCTTCGGGTCTCACTGTAATCTCTTCGTCTTGATATTTAAAACTATACTCAATAGTTTTCATATATCTTGTATAAGTAATATTAGTAAAATCATTAATAATATTAGGTGGTTCAAAACCAATACCTAGTGCTCTAGTCTTACAAACTTCTTTATTACATATCGGGCTTAACACTCCATACTTAGGAGGACATTTATAACTATAATTCTTTACTCCAATAGATTTTAATATTGAACTCCTTATTTCACTTTCACTCAATGGACTTACAAAAAACTGTTGGTTTCTTTCTTTCAACACATCAAACATCTCCTCTTTACTTAATGCAGTATCACTTTGTTTATTAGCTAATACACCAGCATTAAATAAAATATCATTTCTATGATTGCCTGCCCATTTCTCTCTTAATAAATTCTGTATACAAGGAGGGAACTTACTGTAGTCAAACTCAGGTTCGTAATCTTCTGTTTTTAAATCTTGTAATTCTTTTAAACTAGAAACTTTTGTTTTCGCTATCTCTATAAATTTACCAACTAGTATTGGATTACCATTATCATCATAGCCGTGTTCCGTGGTTGCATCTGCTTTATAGTAAGGCATATTCATTGCTTTATTCATTGGAAATACTTCATCACTTAAAAAGTATTTATCATTCCAAGCATTTAAAACTTTCTTAACATCTACAATCTTGTACCAATCATCTAAAAATAAAAATAAATGTAGACCTCCTGATTTAGATCTTGTTGGTACTAAAGGTAAGTTATTGTTTCTAAGAATGTCTAAATATTTTTTTGATGCGTAATCTTTATAACTACGAGGATCTATATCTATACACCCCCATTTAACAACGTCATCTTTTTCAGGTTTAATACCTATTCTTAATTCACCTGATATATGTTTCTTCCAAATTTCTTCAGTAACAGGTTCGTGAACCGTGCTACATTCAGCTTCATGCTTGCCCCTCTCATCTACCGTCCCTGTAAGAACGGTAGTGAGATACTGACTAGGATCACCTTGAAATAACTTTAAGAGATCCTTGATCATTAAAATGGAACACCATCAGCTTTTTTCATTTGTTGTTTTTCTTCAACAAAATCTACTTTACCAAAGATATCACTCTTCATTGCTGACTCATAAAATGAATGTGTTGTTTGTAAAAGTTTAGTGTCTTTAGTTTCATCTAAAAACTTATCAAACTCAACAACCCAACCATACCAAGAGTTTTGTGAATTAGATTCTTTAGTAGTTTTTAACCTATAAACTGTAGACCATCTTGGTGGATTGAACATGGATTTCTTTCCTTGTTTTCTTCTTGTACCAATCATAGTATTCCAAGTTTTAGATTTTTTCTTTTGAGTAGATTTCATAGTTATCAACGCTTGCTCTACAGGTTGATAATTTTTATCTAAGATATAAACGAAATGGTTTCCTGTATCTTCTACATAGTTACCGTTTTCAAGTCTATCTTTGTTATCATCCCCTCTATTTGTTTTAGCCATAATAGCAGGATCTGTATGTATACCTACTGGTCTTCCTGGTGAATCACCTCTATCTTTCCACTCATTGTAAGTATTTATGTAAAGACATGGAACAACTAATATTCCGTCTTTGCCTTTCCATAAAGTTCCAGAAGTTTCTGAATAGATGTCACCTGGTTTTGCTGTCTCTATGTATTTACCATCACTTTCATCTAGCACTGGTGAGTTAGCATAAAGAATTTTAAGGATCGGTAATTTTTGATCGTTTGCACTTACAAACTCCGAACCTTGTCCTGCATATGATTCAAGATCAATTTTTGCAGGAAGTTTTGCCTCTGTTTTTTTGGAAAGCTCTTGAGACTGAGCTCGTTCTGTTTTTGGCATATTATTCCTTTGTTAATATTTTAGTTCTATCGGCAACATAAACACCAAATAAATCATGAGGCACATCTTTGCCTGATTCGACTTGTTCTCTAACAAATCCAGCTAATGTACTATGATGAACATGGGTTTTTTGTTTGACGTTAAAACCTTTTTCGATGAGTTCCGCTGCTAAAGCTTTTGCCTCGTTATCTTGTTTCATACCAAATGACATTGATAAATCATTTTTAATTAGATCTTCAAAACCATTTTCTCTTAGCCAAGATAAAGCTTCATTACTTTTAGCTGCAGGAATTCTAGCAGCATATTTTTTACTTATCTCAACAGATGAACCATCTGCTAATTTAAGCATCGAAATACCTGCCTGTTGCATTAAGTTTGGAATAGTTTGCTCAGAAAGAGTGCGTTCAACTTCTTCTAACTTTTTTCGTTTATCGTCTATCGCTTTTAACTGTTTCTGAGTATCTATTAACTTATTGCAAGAATCGGCGATGTCCTTTGACATCCCGGTATCGACCGCAATGGTCGACTCTTGTTCTAAATCCATAGAACCTCCTTTGAAGTGCTTATATATTTTTATTTGTATTTGTAAAGGAAAAAGTTTAAAAGAATGCATGGAAGCAAGTGTGTGGAAAACTAAGCCATTCAAACATCAAGCTAAAGCATTTGATTTAGGACATGAACAAAAAGCGTACGGTTATTTTATGGAGATGGGCACAGGTAAAACTAAAGTGGCCATTGATAATGCTAACTTTTTATATGAACGTAAAAAAATAAATGATGTAATCGTATTAGCACCTAACTCAGTTTATACCAACTGGGTCAAAGAAATTAAGAATCATTCTAAACTACAACCTGATATCTTTATTTGGAAAACACACAACCTTAAAAAATTAGATAAATATAAATATAACAAATTCTTTTTTTTGTTAATGAATATCGAATCACTATCAAGGAGTAAAGGTGTAAAATTTCTAAAACATCAATTATTAAAAAGGGGTGACAAAACTCTTCTTATAGTAGATGAAAGTACCACAATAAAAAATAAACGTGCGAAGAGAACGCAAGAATTGTGTAAAATTGGTTATCTCGCCAAGTATAGACGTATATTGACAGGCTCCCCAGTAACAAAAAATCCATTAGACCTTTATACACAATGTGAATTTTTGAGTAAAGATCTATTAGGTTTTAAATCTTATTATGCATTTAGAAACAGATATGCTATTTTGAAAGAGATAAACCTAGGCACACATTCAACAAAAATACCTGTAAAATTTATTAATACAGAAGAGCTAGAACAAAAATTAAAATTGTTTTCTTTTAGATGTACAAAAGAGGATTGTCTCGATCTTCCGCCTAAACAACATTTTATTAGAAACATAGAATTATCAGAAGAACAGAAAAAAATTTATACTAGATTGAAGAGAGAGGCTAGGGCCATCATCTATGATAAAGAAGTTTCATACACTAACAAGCTGACTGAAATTATTAAATTACATCAGGTTACTTGTGGTTTTACTAAAACAGATAATGAAGAAATTGTACAGTTTAAAACTAATCCCAAACTGAAAGAGCTTGAGAGCATATTGGAGGAGACCACTGGTAAGAGTATAATATGGGCTAATTATATTTTTAATATTAAACAGATTGAAAAAATGTTGGAGAAAAACTATGGCAAAGAAAGTTTGGTTTCAATATACGGAGCGGTTAGTGTCGATAATCGTAAACGTGCTGTTGAAAAGTTTCAGAGTAATCCTAGATGTCGTTTCCTTGTTGGTAATCCTAGTGTTGGTGGTTTTGGCCTTACCCTTACTGCTGCTAGGAATGTTATATATTTCTCTAATAGTTACAATCTTGAACATAGGGACCAAAGCGAAGACCGTGCTCACAGAATTGGTCAAACTTTTAAGGTTTCCTACATAGATCTAATAGCACCTAATACAATTGATGAATTAATTTTAAATTCTTTAGATGGTAAAAGAGATTTAAGTAAAGAAATAATGGGTGATAATATAAAAAGATATTTTGATTAAGGCGATCATTTCTGATCGCCTTAGCATATTACAGATATTCTCTGTTACGTACAAATTCTTTTGCTCTTTTAACGTTGTGGACATTTTTAATATTAGACCACATTGCAAAAGGTAAATTTAAGTTATCCATTAAAATAAAGAATTCAGTTGAACCTTTTTTGTTTAAAGGTTTAGTTTGATTTGGATATCTCTTTTTATCTAACCAAACATCTTCTTTATATTCAACGAATTTAAAAGTTCTACTTCCATGTTCTATTAAGTAAATAGTAGAATCTTTTTGTTCTATCTTTTTTGTTTTCATTTGTTACCTCATTGTTATAAAACTATCTTATCACAATAAGATTTAGGAGTCAAGTTTTATTTTTTGGTACTGTTCAACCCGTTTGAACCATTTATCTTCATACTCTTTTAATTTGTCTTCATTCATCTTGAAACCTTGATACAATTTATCTTTAGTGCAAATTGAAATCATACCTTGAGTTATTGGTCCATAATTTTTTTTATGTGCCAATGAGTATGCAGCAATCTGATAATAATAATCTGTTATCCATTCTTCTCTTTTAGGCTTGTTAGATTGTTTAAAATCTAAGATTGTAGGTTTACCATCATAAAGACAAACAAGATCTGTTGAGCCAGCCCATTGATCTTCATAAGCTAAACTAACCTCTGATCCGTAAACAACTTTTAGTGGTTCTAGATTTAATATAATTTGATGAGCCATCATTCTAGCTTGTGCACCTTCATCAGATAAATTTAAATATCCAACACCATTTATGTATTGCTCTAATACATAATGCATTTCAGTTCCACGTTTAGCTGCGTCTTGTGTTATCTTGGCAGCGTTTCTATATCCCTCTCGTTCTCGCCATCGATCAAGAGCTTCTCTTTTTTCTTTTGATTGTGTCGCTGATAGAATAGTAGTAACTGATGGGATTTTCTTATCTCCGACATTATAGGTTCTTGGACCGTCATTGTCATTGCGAGTATAATTTTCATAATCATATTTTTTTTCTTTCTTTAAATCAGTAATAAAAAATTTAGTTTCTGTTCTATGTAGTTGCACAAACCCTTTTAGAATATTTTAATTATCATTGCAATAATTAATCCAACCATAGATGTTATTAAAAAACCTGTGCTAGTTATTAATATTTTTTCTATTCTATGGATATCAGTATGTAGATCGTTAATTTTTTTATTAGTTTCTCTTTGCATAATTTGACAAAGTTTCTCGTGATCCGATATTCTTTGATGTGCTAATTGATCTTTATGTGTTTGTTTTTTTGGCATTAACTATTCCACCTCTTCTTAATTGTGGTCTTGCAGCTATCGCAGCAAATAAATCACCGCTTGCTAATGCAGCTCTAGATTGCGGATTAAATGTTGTTGGGGTTGCTTGTAGTGTTGGTAATTCTGCAACAGATCTTCTACCCTCTGTTTCGACTCCCTCTTGTGGTTCAAAATTAAATGTAAGAGCAGGAGCTGTTTCTGGTTGCACAGGATCTATATTTATCTCAGGCAATGTTTCACCTTTAAAGTAAGCCTCCCAAACTTCTCTATTACCTTCTACTTGATCCATAGCCATTTTAGCTTGTTCTGGTCCTATGAAACCTTGGCCTGCTAAACCAGAAGTTAATTGACTTACTAATCTTGAATACTGATCAAAGTTTCTAGGTTGTGCCTTAAGTCCTTCAATTAATAATTTTGTAGCCTTTGGATTTGCAAACATTCTTGATACAGCAGCAGGTGCCACAAAGAAAGCTAATGCTGTACCAGGATCAATAACACCTGATCCTCCAGCAGCAACTGCACCTAATTGAGTTATAGCACCAGCTTGTTTTAACTGAATAAATACAGTTCCGGCTTTGCCACTAACACCAGGTCTTGTTATAGTACCCTCTGAAAATCCGAGTGCATTTGAATACGCTCTTAAATTTTTAGCTTGCTCTTTTGTTATTAGTCCTGAGTCATCTATGAAGCTTTTGTATTTATCTAAAAATTTTCTAACCGATGCTGGTTTTAAAACTTCATATTGACCTTTCATCTCTTTTGATTCTTCTAAGAAGTTTCTAAAAAATTGTCCTCTTAAACCATGTTTAATATCATCGGCATTTTCAAAAAGTTTCATAGTTCCACCACCAGGCACAGGTATTTCTTTATCTATTAGTTTTAAGAAATTTTCAGTGACACTTCTATTATTCGCAACTACTATTTGTTTGTATAATTTTTCCTGACCAATATCAGTCTTCATAATTTTTTTAAAAGTAGTATCTCTAAAAACCTCATCACCCATTTTAGAAAATTGTACTATGGCTGATCTTGTGCCATTTATAGCAGCAGGAAGTTTTGCTTTTTCTTGTAAGTGAGTCATTCTTTTTATGATTTCAGCTCTAACTCTAGCTTGTGCAGGATCAGCAGGATTTAATCTTTGGACGATTGCAGTATAAGCATTATTTAACACAGGGTACGGTAAGTTATCATCTAATTGTAAAACCTTAGCTAATGTTTGTTCTACATTAACATTCTCAGCTAAACCCTTTAATGCTGGGTCTTTAAGTTTAGCTAATTCATCTCTAGCAAAAGTTTTTAGTGATGTAGTAGCTTCTGCTTTACCTATTTGTGGGTTAAATATCAAAGATTTTTCTTTGCTAGCAATATTTACTAAGTATCTTGGATCAAAGGAACCATCTGGTAATCTTAATGCCTTTTCAGCTTCTCTATTAAAATCTCTCCACATACCAGTTTTTACAGTATCGTAAGTTTTTTTACTTCTTAAAACACTATCATTTAAAAGTTTACCGACCATATATCCATTAGGATCTACACCTTCTTTTGACGCTTTAATAATTGATTCTCCAAAAGCTTCCATACCTTGAGCTAAAGTGTTAGTCGAATATCCTTGTGCTCTTATTAATGGGCCACCAAAAAAAGATGATTTCGCCATACCTTCAATTAAATCAATACTTTGACTTTCCACTGCTAAACCTGGAGTTATGGCTGCTTTCTCAACTTTTTTTGTTAAAAAGTCTGTGCCTTCTTCTGTCTCTATTTTTTTAATTAATTTTTGTGCTTCTTCAGGTTGATTTAATAATTTTATTTGCTCATCAGTTAAAACACCTTGTAATTTTCCAAACTCAATGGGTTCACCTTTTTTAATTTTTAAAAGTTGACTAAAAAAATTTTTTTCTCTATCTAATATATTGATAGCTCTTGATGCACCAAATTGTTGATTTACTTTACCTCTAGCAATCTTTGTATAAATCTTACCTAAAGCACCAGCTAATCCAAAACCAGCTAATTCACCAAGTCCACCTTGTAATGCACCTCTTGTAACTTCTTTTACAATATCATCTCTGGGGTCAAAAGTTTGTGCCAAAGCAGCTCCCGTACCTCCCCCGACTGCCGCTCCTGCTGTCCCTGCTCCGATTTTTCTAACTGTATTAGCAGAAATGTTTAATAAAGGTCTAGATAGACTAGCTACTCTTGCAGCTAAACCTGCTGAAGCTACTAAAGATCCACCTGCTGTAACAGGTGCTAATGCAACACCTGCAATACCACCAGCAATAGATAAACCTACCTCAGTAACTAATCTTTTAAAACTAGGGCTACCTAAAAAACTCTCAGTATCTTTATTGTATTTACCTTTGTTCGCTTCTGATAAAACTTCTTGTGGTGAGAGAGTTAAAACACCTTGTTCATCAAATTCTTTATTACCTGTAAGGCCAGATGTGTTTTCTCTAAAATCTAAAAAACTATCTATTGCAACTTGTTCAGTTGGTGTTGGTGTATTACCTTTTATCGTAAATTTTTGTCCGTGTACTACTATTTCACCCATTAGTTTTTAGACACATCAATTGTGTCCCCTTTTCTTTCTAATACTATTTGTTTAGCTAAATCAATATCCGTGAAAGCATCAGAAGCTCCTGTTTGCTCCATAATATTCATAGCGTTTAAAATATTAGTATCATTACCTTTTGCGATTTGTTCTACTTGTTTAAAGTATCCTGATAAAGTATCTAATTTAGCTTCGAATGTAACTTCACTATCACTTAATTGTGGTATCATTCTTTTAATACGTTCAGCTTCTTGTTCAGATACTGCTGCACCTGATATTGCTTGTGATATAAAACTTGTAGCTTGTTGAATATTAGCTTTCAATTTACCATATTCTCTTGAATAATTTGCACCACCTGCTCTACCAAAAAATGCACCTATTCTTTTAAAATCTATTGTTCCAACTGGTTTTCCAAGTTGCGTATATTTTTGTGCAATGTTTCCAATAATACTTTGGACTCTTCTTGCTGCCTGTGTTTGTTTTACCTCTTCAGCACTAGGCGCTTGCACTACGTTTATTTTACCTTTTTCATCTCTTTGAGCTACCGTGCCTTCAGTAAGACCTGCTGCTTTAACTTCAGCTGGAGTTAATAGTTGATTTCTTTTTGGTCTTAATTTTCCAATGGCCTCAATACTAGCAGGCACACCAGCAAAACCTGCACCTAATGCTCTAGCTAATGAACTTCTTTGAGATTCTCCAGGTCTTTGATCTGCCAATAAAAAAGCTTGTGCAAATGGCAAAGTTAATATTGCTTTTTCTTTAGAACTTAATCCACCGTTTTGAAATTTTTGTATTCCAGCTAGACCACCTTTGTTAAAAGTTTTTGGTTTATGTTTTCGGAAATATTTATCTCTAAATAATTTTCTTGTTAAAACTTTATCCATTTATCCTCCTGGTCTAGTAAACTGGTAAGCTGAATACGCACCTAAGCCAGTACCCAAAGCTTGAGCAAGTGGGTTAGATCCGGGAGCCGTGGTTGCTGTAATACTACTTTGTGTTGTTGGTAAATTAGTTAATATACCTTTTAAAAATTCTATTCTTTGGAATGGTTCAAAGGATCTTTGTAATTGAGTTTGTCTAGCTGCTTCTAATCCAGCTTGACCTATACCTCTTTCTACACCACCAGCTTGTAAACCAGTTTGTATATCTTGTAATCTTAATGCTTGTTGTTGACCACCAAGTGCACCTAATAATTGACCTGCCTGTAAACCTAATTGCTGTTGTTGTGTTGCTGCTCTAACAGCTTGATCAAAACCTGCTTGTTGAGCTAAACCAATTTGACTTAATCTTGCTCTCTCTAATTCTCCCTGCGCTACTCCTTCTCTACCACCACCAAAAGCTCCTGCACCCACAGCTTGTGCTGCTAATCTATTTTGACCTATCTGAGCTTGTCTATTTATTTCATCAGTAACAAATTGTTGAAAAGGATTTAAAAACTGTTGTATGTTTGGCCCTTGTGTAGCTCCTATTATAGATCCAATACCAGCCGTTACAGTGGGTTGTCCTGTACCAGTTTGTGCAGCTTGTTGAAAAGCAGCTCTTTCAGCAGCCGTGGCCGGTGCAGCTTGTAAAGCAGGTAAAGCGACAGGTTGAGCTGCTAATCTTGCAGCTTCATCATAAAGTGCGAGTTTTCGTGCTTCTACTTCTGGCGCTTCTCTTTGAGTTACAACGGATGATCCAGATTGTGTTGGTGCTGGTGCTGATCCGCCTCCTCCAAATATAAAACTCATTTTTTTATCTCCTTAGTAAATAAATATCTTTTAGTTTCCCAGCCGATTGAGTTAAGAAATCTTTCCCAACCTTTTCTTGCAAATATTGCTATTCTTTTACAATCGTATTGAACAGCAATATGTTCAAGCATCTCAGAAACTTCATCTTGCCACAGTTCCCTTTTCTCACCTGCAAGCAAAACGACCTCTACTTGTTTAAAGTTTGGTAAAGCTGTAATTCTAGTTACAAATGTACCAAACACTTTATGTTTTTCTCCATCATCAGATCCAAACATTATGAACAACTGATATGCATTCTCTTTTAAATATTTTTTAAAAAGAGGCACTGATATCCAGTCGTCTTCATACTTGATACCTTGTCTTATAAAAAATTCTACAAGGTTCCAATATCTCTCAATCTCTTTTGGTTCTATAGCTAGAACCGAAACTTGTTTTCTAATTTGTTTTTTCTCTTTTTGCATCCACTAAATCAAAAATTCTTTTAAATTTTTTTTGTTGATCATAAAAAAAGTTTGCACCTTTTGATCTCATATCTTTTCTGTCTTTAGGTGATGCGCCAGATAAAATTCCTGCTCCTAATACTGCATCTGCTCTTGATACGAATTCACCGTCAGCTAATTGAGCTAACATAGTATCTTCGTCTTTGTCACCATTACCTGCACCATCCTCAACATAACCTTGTGCTCTAACATAATTGTGTACGTCATTTTCATCGTGAGTAGATTTAGATGGTAGATAATTTATACCACCTTCATTAAATTTTTTTATTTCAGCTAATCCACCTTTAGCGGCATATATTGATGCTGGTGCAAATGATTGAATACCTCCAGTGTATTGTGCTGCTGGTTCGAAACCACCAGCTAATTTTTTAGCTTCTCTTTCTTTTGCTTGTTTATAATCCTGTTCAGAAAAAGGTGGCTCAAATGGAACTTCATCTTCTGGTATTAAACTCAAAGCTGTAGTCCCTAAAAATAATTTTTCACCTGTTCCTAACCCTCTAAAACCTGAGCCCTCTTTTATAATTTTGCCTGCCTCATTTTTTGTAGCTTTTTCACCCAACAATTTTTGTAAAAAGTTTTTTTGTGTAGTTGGTCCTGCAGTGGTCGCTGTTTGTTGACCTACTCCTAATGAAGATAAGGGAGCTCCTTGAAATGCTCCTATTCCCGCTTTACCCAAACCAAAAGTAGTACCACCCACTAATGCTGCATCTTTGAGTGCAGTCCTAGTAGATTTTCCACGAAGTTTTTGTACGCCAAATGTGGCTAAAGCTAGTGTAAATGGATCCATAATATTACTTTAACGTTATTGAGTAATATTACCATTTTACTTAGTTTTGATCAACTCATCAGCAAAACAACCTCTATACTGATGTTCTCCTACATGTGATATGCGATCTGTGATTAAAGCGTAACATTTACCACCAATATCCTTCCATCTTTTGCAGAAAGCAAAATCCTCTCCCATATATGTTTTTTTATCTTGATCGAATAGTGTATCAAAGAGATTATAAAAATAAGGTCTATTTACCATTTGACCATTAATAACAGTTTTTTGTATTATTTCCATTTCTGGATAAGCTTTAATCATTTTTTCTATTGTCTCTCTTTTAATTAACATACAGCCCGTTGGTGAGTGTGTAACTTCAATAGTACCTTCATCTACTCTAATATTATCTTCATGCTCTACTTTCATAGGATATCTGTAAAAGCCCTTAAATTTTAAGTCCTTAGCATTTTTAATTTCACCAGAATTAATCCGTTCCCAACCTTTTTGCCAGTTAAAATCTTTCAAAGGATAAGGCACTGAGATAACGCCTTTATCAGCAGCAATCATTTTAAAAATAGATTGCGCTTGAAAGTCTATATCAGAGTCTACAAATAATAAGTGAGTATGACCACTTTCCATAAAACTTGAAACGCACAAATTTCTTCCTTGTGTTACTAATGATGATTTCATTATCTGAAATGAAACAAGAATATTATTTTTCATACATTGTTTTTGGAAATCTAAACATGCTTGAAAATAGTGTATTGAAACCTCACTATGACATGGTGTTGCTACAAAAATAGAAAATTTTTTAGGTTGTACATCTGTAGTTTTTTTTTCTGGTTTATTAAACCAAATGGGCTTACTAGGATCTTCCATTATTTAACCCATCTATCAATAAGTTTGATTTTATCCTCAGCATCTACTATTACTTGTAGTAATTTATCAATTTCATCTAAATGTTGTGGGTGTTCCCCAATTCCTACTGAATTACTAAGGTATATATTTATCGTAGTAGATGACTCAGCTATTTGTGCCTCATATCTTTTTTTCAATGCTTCTAGCATGTAACGCTCCTTTCAAAAATCCAGTCCAATGACCTGCTATAGTTTTCCAATTATAAAAATGATTAAAAAAATTTTGTTGAAACTTTAAATGTGCATGACACCCTTCGCTGTTAATTTGTTCTGGTATGCCATCTATTACTGCAGCAAATTGCTTAGCTAAATTAGTGTAATCAGTGTCCATTGGTATGTAAACAGGAAATTCAGAACATGTTTCATATAATGCTCCGTTATCTGTCGTGGCCACAAATAAACCGCACGCTAAAGATTCTAATGCAGAAATACAAAATGTTTCCTCCCATACATTTGGATAGATAAAAGCATCATAAGTATGTAGATTCTCTAAGATATATTGATTAGATTTATATCCTATGTAATTTACGTTAGATAATAATTTAGCTTGATCATATAAAGGTTGATAAATATGGTCATTTTCTTTTTCAAAATCATCTCCATAAACCTTAGTGCTACTATATACATCTAGTTCTATGTTAGTATTTTTAATTAATTGCATAGCACCTAATAAAACGGATAGACCTCTCCAAGGAGTTGGATGATATATTAATCTAATTTTATTTCTTTTAGTTTTAGGATCTCTTTTTTTTATATTAGTTATACCGTTTTTTATAACAGTGCACCTTTCATGTGGAATGGGAAATTTTTTTCTAAATTGTTCATAGTTCCAATGACTATTAAAAACATAATAATCATATTGTTTTATTTGATTGGGGTCTTTGAAAAACTCTTGAAAATGAGGTTGGTCAGTCGCCATCTTTTGCCAAAGAATGTTTATTTTATCTTTTGATAAAGGAACCTTCCCAGGAACGGAAGTGCATATTTGAAATTTATTTAGCAAATCACTGGAAACGTGCTCTTTTAAAAAATTATGTTGTAATTCTGTACCACCTAAAGGTTTCATATTGTTTTGTTATATATTAAATTAGCTGCTACTGTAATTCTTTCTCCCTCACATTTAAAAGGGTTTACTCCCTATCCCC